TTTAACGTGGGATAAAAACCAATGCGACAAACAAATGTTAATCGACTTTGTAAACGTTGCAAATACTGCTGACGAATTGATTGCTCATAATGGTGATAGATTCGACATAAAATGGATTCGCACACGTTGTATTTTTCATAGAGTGCCAATGTTCCCACAATACAAAACTTTAGACACATTAAAGAAAGCTAAAAACGGATTTAATTTTAACTCAAATAAACTCGATTACATAGCACAATTTTTAGGCGTAGGGGCAAAGGTTCAACATAGAGGTTTTGATATGTGGAAAGACGTTTTAAAAGGCTCTAAAGAGGCAATGAAAGAAATGGTAGTTTATTGCGAGGGAGACATTATAGTATTAGAAGATGTTTTTTTGACAATGCAAAATTATATTAAACCAAATACACACGCTGGAGTATTAGGAGGAAATTTAAAATATAGTTGTAGTTGTTGCGGTTCAGAAAATGTAACTTTGATTAAAAATAATGTTACTGCTTTAGGTACTATTAAAAGACTTATGCAATGTGAGGACTGTGATAGTACTAACGAAATAGGTAATAGTGCTTATATGAATTATTTAAAATTTAAAACAAATAACTTTTTATGAAAATAGAAATTCAATCATACGGAAAAAAATATAGTTTTGAAAGTGAAGATAATGATTTCACAAGTTCAGAAGTTATAGAAATAATTGTTAATCTATTAGTTAGTGCAGGTTATTCAAAAGAAAATATAATCGAAATAATGAATCAATATGAAATATAGTATAATATTACTTTTAGTTTTAACCTCTTGCGGAACTATAAAAAAGTCGAGCGAAGAAACGGAAGTTAAAACAGAAACACAAACCGATATAACAAAGTTTAGCAATAGCTTTACTTTAGAACCTGTAAATTTAGATAAACCGATACTTTTAGGAAAAGATACAATTTACAATACAAGGATTATTTATAACAATTCTAAAGAAGTAATTAAAGAAAAGCAAAACGTTGATTTTAAAGAAGAAAAAAAAGAAAAGCAAGTTGACTATTCAGAAACTATTAAAATAGTCGCAAATCGTTTTATTTGGCTTATAGGGATACTATTTGTACTAATGTTTGTTTTGAATTGGATAAAAAATAAAATATAACAAATGATTGGCGAGATTAAAACCATCGCCAATCAGACTGTTATACGCAACCCTAAAAGAGCCTAGTTTGTGAAATAAATTCTTTGTATCTTTTTTCTCCATCATTGAAGTATTTGCTATCAATTTCGCAACCAACAAAACGCAACTTGGCTTTATTTGCTGAAACCCTACTACTGGCACTTCCTAAATGAGTATCTAAAATCAAATCACCTTCTTTGCAGTATCTATCAAAAATCCAATCATATAAATAAATCGGTTTTTGTGTGGGGTGTATTCGTTCAAGTCCATCTTTAGCGTTTGCACCAACCCAGCTCTTGGTTATTTTTCGTAATGCTCCACCAAATGAAGTCCAAGCCAATTCTCCATCAGCAAAATCATTATCGCCAGTTCCTTTATCCCAAAACAACCAAGATGAAGTTGGCTTCAGGTGTTCAGTCATATAATTTCCACCCCACACAATTTGATTTTTAGAAACTCTAAATAATTGCTCCCAATATTCAGCAGTAGGAATAGAGTTATCCCAATCGTTTTCGCCTCTGTATATTTTACGTTTACCATTGCCAAGTTGCATTTTGTTTGCTCCAATTCCGTATGGTGGATCAACAACTGCCAAATCAAAGAATTTATCTTCATATCGTTTCATTACCTCAATGCAATCTTCATTATAAACTTCCGAAAAGGGCAGCGTATAACAGTGGTTTTGCGTCATTGGGGCTTTAGTGCTATCTATAATCATTTGTTCTAAATTTAAAATTTGTACTATCAATCGGCTTTAGTGCTGGAAATCCCCAACGAACGCAAAGCCTCGTAACGTTAAACACAATATTAACGTATCGGTTCTAAAGACGAAATCCTATCATCAACATAATCTTTCAAAAGAAAAACACTATTATCATATTTTGAAGATGCTAATTGTTGATTCCATTCTGAAACTTCACGAGTAATTGATGCTAATTCAAATTTACTTTCATTTTTTCTAGCATATTGTAAAGTTTCCACAAACGCTTGTCGTTTAGTCACAAATTTATTATAATCATAACTCGCAAGAGACCAAAATAAAGTGTGAAAAATCAAATAAAATCCAGCACATAAAGCTAAAATCCCTCCTAATAATTCAAAATCGTAACTTCTCATAGCTACTACAATTCCTAAAATTGTTAATACTAATAAAATAAAAAATAATTCCATAATAAATACTGTGTTTAACACCAGTTTTTCAAGATTGCTGATGCGTGATTAATTTAATGTTTAGTGTGTACTTGCAATGCACTTTTTAAATCTAAGCGAAGTTTTGTATTTTCAGCAACCTCGCAAAGCTGACGGACGTTAAACCAACCCCCAAGCCTTAACTTCTATTTGTTTAAACTCTTTATCTAACTTTAATTGTAAATCTAAACACGCTTCAATTATTACTTTATTTTTAATAGGGATTTCAGTTCTAAAATAATACTCTATTGTAGAGGGTTTAACGTGAAGTTTCCTTGCCATATTATTGACAAATGATTTTCTATCTATTAGTTGTTGTAGTTTGTGTATCATAATTTATTTACATATTTGAATTGCCAAAAATATTCATTAAAATCAGCTAATAAACTTAAATTACTAACAAGTTCAAATCCATACTTATCTATTAAATATTTAGCATATTGTTCTGATTTAATTTTAAAAAGTTCATCACTCATTTGAATACTATCAATTAAATGTATTCTTTTTAAAACATATTCTTTTTGTTCTTCTATCATAATTTATTTATTTCGTTTCTTACTTCATTCCAATATTCAATAGTATAATTATTTATTTCTCCTCCAAATTCAGAACTCGGCAAAGTAGATTCGGTTAATTCTTTAATTGCTATTAAAGCACATCTTTTACTCTCATTAATATTTTGATATAAAATATAAGTTTTACTTTCTGCATCATAAGAATTATTAAATTTACTAATTAACTCTTTTGCTTTTGCTTTTGGACTAATCATATTTTTAAGGTTTAAATTTCCACAAATATACAAACTATTTTAATACAAATAACATACAAACGTTATTTATAATCAATATAAATTAACTTCATTATGTTGTTTATCTAAAAAAAGATATTATATTTGCTCTATCAAAATAAAACAAATAGAAATTATGACTGCAACAATTTATGAATTAGTATCAACTGGAAATTACGATGAAAAAGCAATTGCTAAATTTCACGCTAAACAAGTTAAGTTAAATAATGGTAATACAGATTTAGCTGATGCACTGGTTAGAATTTACAAACACACTTTTTTAATAAGAACTAAAAAAGCATTTTAATTATGATTAATATTAACGACAATTTTGAAGATATTATTGGAAAAATAATAGATATTTCGTTCAACCCTGATTTAATTGAAATTCAAATAAATAACATTGAAAATAAATATTATGAATTTTATGTTTATGATATTTATTTAGATGATTGTGACGAATCTGATGTTTTTAGTTTTGATTGGATAATGCATAAGCCTTTTAGATTACAACCAGAAAACACACAACAAACCTTAAAATTAATTTTTGGATAATATGTCAATAATCAATCCACCTCAGTTTTTAGAAAAATTAACTGAATTAGAAAAAAGAGCTTATAAAATGAATGATGTTTATAATTATAAATTAGAATACATTTTACCTATTCTTTTTGAAAAACCTGAAAATGAATGGTTCAAAGCAGATAATAAAATGTTTACACAAACTTACGATACTTGTTCAGAACTTTATGAAATGAATTTAATTTGCAAAAAAGTAGAACCAATTTATAGAAATGGTAGTTTTTGCGGTAACAACGTATATTTTAAATATAATAAACAATTAAAATATTAATTATGAAAACAATTATCTTTTTATCAGTTGCAACTATCGGAATGAGTACCGATAATTTTTTAGTAATGACAGGAGCATTACTTATATGTGGAATATTAATCTTTAAAAAACAATAATTATGAAAACACTTTGGGAACGATTATCAGAAAAGCAACAGTTAGTATTGCTTAAACAACAAACTACTTATCCATCTTTGTATAGTAGTATTATTACTGATTTAAAAAACAATTATGGCTGGCACATATTAAGCGTAGATACTGCAAGTCATTTAATTAATGATTTAACAAAAGAAAGAACTGATTTTATAACAGATTTATATAGCATATTTGACAATGAATAAGTATATAGTATATTACTGGCGGTTTAAAAATGACGATTGTGTCGACTGCGAAAAGATAATCGAAGCATTGAATTTTGATGCAGCGTATAACCATTTTAGAAGTAACAACCCATTTGTTAAAATTAGAGAAATAAAAGAATTATGAAAAATTTATACAAAATACAAGATGAATTATATGTTGTTAGAAACAATGTAGGTGTAAGTGAAAATTGCTGGATAATAACTAATGGTGAATTAGTTCAAGTGTCTTATCTGCTCTCAGATGAAGTAGCAAAAGGATTTAAAGTAATACTTACTACTAATAAATTGCTTATCAAAGATGGTGTACAAGCTATTGATGATGAGTTTTTAGAATGGTTTGTAAAGAATCCAAGTTGTGAAAGTGTTGAAACTGAAAGATTAGAAGATGGTCAATATGTTGATAGATTTGCGGATGGTTCTGTTATTGAGGGAATTTATGAAAATTATAAAATAATCATTCCAAAAGAAGAACCTAAACAAGATTTTGTTTACAAATGTACTTGTTTAAGACCTCAAGTAAATTGTTTTAGTGGTATGTGTTCTTATTGTAATAGACAAATAGTTAAAAATTTAACAACAGAAGATTTAAAACAAAAACAAGAAACACTTGAAGAAGTTGCTAAAAAGTATGTTAATGGAAGATGTACTGGTGGTATAATGGAAAGAGCTTTATTATCTGCAATTGAATTTGGTGCTAAATGGCAACAAGAAAGAAGTTATAGTGAGGAAGATATGAAAATAGCTTTTGATGCTAATATTAAAGATTGGATTTCGTTTGAAGAATTTATTGAACAATTTAAAAACAAATAAGATGAAACAAACAGCAGTAGGAATTTTATATGAGTTATGGTGTAAATATAAAGGTGGTTTAATACCTGAAGATTTTCAAGAAGCCAAAGAAATGGAAAAGCAATTTTTAAAACAAGCTTTTAAGGATTCAAGAAAGGCTAATATATTTGAAGAAAATAAGCCACCGCTTTATAAAGATTTTGAAGAATGGTTTAAACAATTTAAAAACAAATAAAATGAAAAATTTAAGATTTAGAATAATACTTGGTAGTTTAGGGTTCTTATTTATATACCTATTAGGTGCTTTTTATAGCGTAACATTTAATATATCAAATTGGCTAGAATCAACAAGATTTATAATATCAATATTTGGGAGTATTGCATTTATTATAGTAGTAGCTTTTTATAGTTCTAAAAATAAATAAGATGAAATTAGTAATAGAAGTAATAGACGGGAAATGGCACGTAAATAAAAAATTACTGCACGAGTTAAATCCAAACGAAAAAAACGCACTTGACCAATTTATAAAATCATACGAATAATGGAAACACCTACATTAAAAGAAGTAAAAGAGTATTTTAAAAATGCTAAAGAAGTAAAATGTGCAAATAGTAATGATATTGGATTTGTTGAAATTGATAAAATAAAAGAAAATAAACTATATAATGGCACAACTATAGGATATGTTCAAAATCCAAGAGAAAAAAATTGGTTAATTTTATGGGATAGCCAAAAAGGTTACGCAGAAATAATATCTTGCAAAGAAGATTTTGAAACACCTAAACACTATGATAATAGTAAAGGCACACTTTACAAAATAGCAACCGAGAGAGGGTGGAACTCTTATCTTTTTGACATAGTTAAAAGATTAGAAAGAGCAGAAAAGAAAGGTGAATTTAAAACAGATTTAGAAAAAAGTATTAACGTTATTAAATTGTGGTTACAAGAAAATGATAACTAAAGATTTACAACTTAAAACTATTGCGGTTTGCTCCGATTTACTTTTAGAAGCTATTGACGATGGCAGACCGCTTAACGAAAATGGTATACTTTTAAAACAACTACTTGAAAAGCAATTAGAGGCTATTTACAGCCACGAAGTAGTGAGAAACAACGAAGCATACCAAGAAACAAAAAACAGGGTTTTATACAACATTAACGCACATTTTAAATTATGAGTTTATTAAGCACAACACAAATTTGCGAAAAATTAAATATCAGTTACGATAAGTTCAGAACAATTTATAAAAAAGCAAATATTAAACCAGTTGATAAAATTTTCAAAAGCAAAAGTTATGAAAACTTTTACGATTTTAACGAGGTTTTAACAGCGTTTATACAAGATAGTAGAACAGTTGTAATAACAGAAGTTTACCACATTTACGAATCAAAGATGAATTATGAACAATAAACTAAAAGAAATCTTCTTAAAAGAAGGAATCAGCCAAAGAGAATTTGCAAAAGAAACAGAAATAAGCTACTCACATTTAAACCACATTTTAAATAATCAAGTAGTTTGCTCTTTTGAAACCTTGCAAAAAGCTTGTAACAAATTAAACTATACAATTAATGTCGAAATTATCGAAGCGTAAAAGCATAGTTTTAGTAGGTAAGCGAATCCCTACAGCCTACGAAATTCAAAAAGAAAGTACTTTAAAAGCAAAAGAAGTTTTAGAGCAATTAAAAGAAATGAATCACATAAAAAATAAACCTGTACGTTATGACATTAAGAGAAAAGTTTAAACCAAAAGTAAGTATTAATACAGATGGAGAGGCTGGAAGATACGCAAAAGAATGTGAAAAAATAGCAGACGATTACGCTATTGAGTTTGCGGAGTGGTTAAATGCATTAGAAGTAATAGAGGTATTTGATATTGAAGATTTAAACATTGTAGGCAAATTAAATAAAAATACAAAAACAAAAGAACTATTAGAGATATTTAAAAAAGAAAAAGAATTATGAAACAAACACCCCTACAAAGAATTAAAAGAGTAATTAATTTCTACTATAAAAGAGGTTGCAATAAAGAATCGGTAAATCAACTTTATTTTAAAATATTGAAAGAAAAATGAAAAAAGTAATATGGAGTTTATTTGATTCTGAAACAGCTATAACTCAACAATTAAATTCAGATGAATATATTGTTTATTCAATAGGTTTGCCGAGTTCATCAGCTGTAACTGATAATTTTATTAAAATGGATTTAAGCAAAAGAAGTTGTTTAACTAAATTAGAAAAATTACCAAAACCTGATATTATTTTTGCAAGTCCTCCTTGCGAAACTTGGGTTGACGTTAGTATAGGTCTTACAAGGCTTTATAAAAGAAATTTTAACGAACATAATTTATATTGGCAAAGAAATTTTAAGTCTAATAAGTTTAAAAAAGTTTTTGAACAAAGAAGATTATTAGGGCAAAAAACAGCTTTTTATACAGCGGAAATAGTTAAAAAATTTACTCCAGATTTATGGTGTATTGAAAATGGAAGTAGTAGTATGATTTTTAAATATTTAAATAAATACAACAATCTAAAAGGATATTTAAATAAATGTTATTATGATAGTTATGACAAAATTAATTTCAGTAAAAAGCCTACAACTATTTTTTCAAATAAAAATATGTTATTAAAAAAAACTAATATTAAAAATAATAATAATAGAATAACAACAAATAATAATTTTTTAAATAAAGTTAAAAAAGGACTTATTAATATTGAAGATTATAATATTAAAAAAGACTATTGCGAGCGTTCAAAAGTTCCTATTGAATTGTATAAACACATATTAAATATTTATGAAGGTAAAGAACAATTAAATTTATTTTAAAATATTGTATAAAATTTTTTTAATTAACAAAATAATGTTATATTTGCATAACTTTAAAAATCAAAATTATGGGAGCACTTCCAAAAATTCAAGACATTTATAGTGATAAATTATCAGTACAAAAAAATGATATATTTGTTACTTTAATGAATCAACCACCAAATCAAACGTGGGTAAAAGAACACCCTTATATTCGTGGGTATAAATACCTACCTATTGAAAGAATTGAATATCTTTTAAAAACTATTTTTAAATCTTATAAAATAGAAATTACAGGACAAGGTCAATCTTTTAATGGAGTTTGGGTAACTGTTAGAGTTCATTATTTGCACCCTATTACGGGTGAATGGCTTTTTCACGATGGAATAGGTGCAAGTCAATTACAAACAGCTAAAGGAACAAGTCCAGCAGATTTAGCAAATATCAATAATGGTGCTTTAAGTATGGCTTTTCCTGTTGCTAAAACAATAGCAATCAAAGATGCTTGTGATTCTTTTGGTAAATTGTTTGGTTCTGACTTAAATAGAAAGGATATTATTAACTATTCTTTAGATACTACTTTAATTCCTTTAGATGAAACTCACCCAAATTGGGACAAAGTTTGTCAAGCATTAAAAAGCAAACAATTTACTATTGAAGATATTGCAAACAAATATGAAATTTCAGAAACTATAAAACAAAAACTAAATGAACTTTAAAATTAGAGCAAGTGCGAGTGGTAAAATAATGACCAACGCACGTAGTAAAAGCGAACTACTTTCAGAAACTACAAAGACGTACGTTAAAGAGTGGTTAATTGAAAAAATTTACGGAATTCGTAAAGAAATAAAAAGCAAGTATTTAACAAAAGGTTTGAAGTTAGAAGATACTGCAATTGATAAAGCAATAGAATGGTTAGATTTACCTTTCACTCTTAAAAATGAAAAGTTCTTCGAAGATGATTTCTTTTGTGGAACGCCTGACTTAATTGTTGATAATGTAGTTTACGATATAAAATGCAGTTGGGACGCTTTTACTTTTCCACTTTTTGAAAATGAAATCCCAAATAAAGATTATTTTTATCAATTACAAGTTTATATGCACTTAACAGGTTGCAGAAAAGCGGTTTTAACTTATGTTCTTTTAAACACGCCCGAAGAACTAACCTATGAAGATAAACATAATTACGATAATATGGATAAAAAATATCGTATAAAAACATTTGAAATTGATTATTCGGAGGAAGTAATTGCCGATTTACAACAAAGAGTTACAAATATTAGAGAATACTTAAAAACAATAAACCATGAGTAAAATTCAAGTTACATTAGATGCTACCAAATTACGTAATTTAGTAAGTAAAAGAACGTACCAAAACAAACAAGGTGAGCAAGTAGAACTACAAGAAGTAAAATTTGAGTTAGTTCCTGTAAAAGAAACAAAAACTATTTACACAAAAGATAATATGCGAATTGATAAAACTCACTTCGCTTGTGTAATTCAAACAAAAGAAGAACGTGAAGCAAAAGCACCGACTATTTTTATTGGTGATGGATTTACAACTATTTGGAATAATAGCGAATCAGTACAAGCAGTGCCTATTCAAGAAGAAGCACCCGCTGACGATTTACCCTTTTAGTAAATACCCAATATTTAAAATTTTAGTATCAACATTTGAATTAGAAATCCCTGAAGAAATTTAGGGATTTTGTTTTTGTATTAAATTTTTTTATTATATTTGCATATCTATTGTTCAGGCAGGCTCGATAGAAATTAAAGATTTTTTTTTAAAACGCTCACAAAAGTAAGTCCTGCCCGACTGAAATTGTGGGCGATTTTTATTATATGAAAAAATTAAGAGAATACCAACAAGAGTTATTAG